GGCCTGGGCCAATAGGTTGAGCCTATTTCCCGCGTCAGCTTTTACGATCGACGGCATGATCGACTTCAGCGTGAGATCGGCGCTGGCCGGGACCGCGCCGTGCGCCTGCGCCTCCTCGGCGACGGCGTGGAACAGCGGGTTCAGCAACCCGAACCGCGTGGTGTCTTGGCGCTGCTCGAACTTCTTGGCCGATGGTTCGGTCGCGACGAGCGCCGATGCGCGCGCCTGTTTGTCGGATAGGCCGAAGTAGACTTTCGAGAGCCCGAACGCCGTCGCGATGTGGTTTAGCAGTCCGCCGTACGTCGAATCGCTGCCCGTCGTCGCGGACGTCCCCGATGCCACCGCGGCAATCTCGACTTTGTCGTTGCTCATGAAGTACGAGCCGGGCTCGGGGTATCGCCCGCCGACCGCGGCATTCGCGATACGCTGCATGTCGGCCGCGCTGCCGTTTATCTTGTAGTGCCAGACGTACGCCGCCGCCGACTGTTCCTTCGCCACGAGCGAATCGAAGTAGTCGCGCATGCGCCGCAGCCAGCCGAGCGCCGGGAAGATATCCGAGTGGCCGCGCACGTCGCTTTCATCGTTGTTTATCTTGACGTGGATGACCTCATCGGCTTTGAGATATCGCTCGATCATCTGGTAGCGCGTCGACGCTGGTGCGGGCTGCTGGACGTATTGCTGGAAGCGCGTCTGATAGCGCTGCACGTAATAATAGACCTCGTTTGGATCCTCGCCGTTGGTGACGATCTCCCAGATGGTCTCGCGGGGAATCGATACGAACGCCATCCGCCCATCGCCCAGCGGCATCTTGCGAATGAACAGTTCGCCGCCACGTGACAACTCAACGATGAGCTTGTGGATGCGCAAGTTAAACTGCGTACGCTCAATGAACTCATCGACGACGTCCTGCACTTTGGGGTCTTTGGCGACGATGTTAATGCCGCGCCCGCACACGAAGCTGGCGATGATGTTGCAGCCCTGGCGCGCGATGGGGTCATGAGTGAACGCGTAATATTCCTTGGCCGCTGCGTCCCACACGTCCGAGATATTCTGCTGCCGGAACGCCGGCCCACCGATCGCGAGATACTCGCGGTGATACCAGCCGCGCCCACTGTAGAATCCGCCTTCGGCTGATCCTCCGTAATCAGCTCCGTCCCAAAATCCATCATCATCTTCAAGCAGCTTGAGCGTCGTCAAGCCAACTTCACGCAGAGCGAAGGCGCGGAACCGATCGGTCAGCGTTTCGATCGCGTCGTAGCCTTCGCCCGATTCACGCAGCATCGTGCGCTTATCGAGCGCGCGTGCTTCACGCAGGCACGCCTCCTCGTCCGGTGTCAGCAGCTCTTTGCGGTAGCGGCCCCCGTTGCGCTCGATAAGCGCACGTGCGGCTTTCGCTGCGGTACGCGCCCGCCGCTCGCCGATCTTGGCATTCACGAACCGCTCGCGTAGTGGCAAATCCGAGGCATAATATGACTCGGCTTCCTGCGCCGAGAGTTCAAGCTGCTCGCGCCGGCCGTCCGTGGTCGGAACCGATAGCCGCATCGACGCAATCTCGCCGGCCGCGAGCGATCGTGCAAGAGCTGCGCGCTTGTCATTCTTGGGGTCCGGCAGGTAGGCGGTAACGTCCGGCTCGTAGGGTGCCGCCGGGACGATGCGCACGTCGGCCGGCGGGTCGTTCGGATCTTGGCCTCCACGCGGGTAATGCAAGCCTTCGACCAGCGCCTCACTCATCGCGCATCCTCGGCGGCGGCGTGCCTTCGTGCAGGACGACGATAACAGATTGCGGCGTGGGAGGCGGCGGCACGCCGGAGCGAACGCCGCTAGGCACGCGGAAGCCGGGCGTGCGTAAGTTCTCAGGCGCAGCCGGCGCCTCATAGCCGCCGCGCTGCCCGCGTGATCGCGAACTGAACGAGAGCTTGGCGCAGACGAACGTGATGCCGGCAATCACACCAGCGCCGAAAACAAATGCGCCGCCGAGAGACAGCAGCAGCGTTTCAGACATTGGCCGGCTCCGGAACGGCTTGCTGCGGACGCTGATCGGGTTCGGGTTCCCACTTCCAGGCATCGAGCGACCACGCCTCACGCGTACCACGCCGATCGTATGCCGACAACTCGAACGATATGCCACGGCCGGTCTGCCGGCGAAAGAAGATGACCGCAAAAAACCACGGCGTCGAGATATCGAGGATGCGCAGGCGCCGCTTAGACATTGGCCGGCTGCGCTTCTGCCGGCTCGTCAATGCGTGCTGCGACCGTCACCTCGCACTCGCGGTATTGCCAGTCGTAGCATCGGTAAAAGTAGCGGCACTCGAACACCACGATTGGCGGTGGCGCCGACTGGCTTGCGACACGCACTCGAAACGAGGTGCCGTGCGCGCGTGGGTGGAGCGTGAGCTCAAGGTCCGGCATGGCGCTGGTATCCGCTTGCGCACCGTCCGCGTCCCGCTATCGCGTCCGGGGAAGCGTAACGCTTCTCGTGTAAGCGCGTGAAGCGCCCGGCCGGGTATATTCTTAGGGCGATCGGGCTCACGCTCGCACACAGCCGGTACGCCCCCGCTACAGCGACGGTAGCGGGGGAGACCGACGTTAGCGAATATCGCGCGATGAAGGTTTTATGCGCTGACTGTCCGCACGCGCACGGCGATTCGTGGACGCAAGGCGATAGCTGCATGAACGATTGCGGCTGCAAGAACGACATCTGCGGCACCTGCGATACCGCCAAGCGAAACGTCACCGAGTGGGGGCCGCTGTGGGGCATCTGCCCGGAGTGTAAAGCCAAACGCGACGGCACTCTTGCTACGAAATCCTAACACCCTGCGGCGTGTCACTCGCGCCCGTCAGCGCCAGCACGATTCCCGCACCTGACGTGACATCGACCAGATCGTCATGCTCCCCGGATGGGAACGACAGCAGTTCATCCTCGTACTCGGTCATCCACGGAACGCCACGCGGGAAGAATACCGCGCCGGCTTCGAACCGGGTGGCGACTACCTGCGCTCGCGCTTCCTTGCTGCGGTCGGCCTTGAAGGGCTTCACCGGCAATCCTTGCGCTACCGCGAGCTGTACGAGCGTAAGCTGATACGCGACCGACTCGACCCCAATCGCGCGGATCATCGGCCACTTCAGATAGGCCGCCTTCAGCACTTTCATTTGCTGCGGCGCGGCGAATCTGCCAAATTGCAAATCCAGCAAACACAGGTCATTCAGCGGCGTGATCGCCCACACCCCAAGCGCGAACCGGTCGGCGCTCGGATCAGTCGATGAAGCCGGATCGACGAGCGCGAACACGCGACAGCTAAAGAGCGGCACCGCCCGGTGCATCCCATCAGCGCACAGCATCGAGAGTGCCCGGCCGTCACTAGCGAAGTCGAAATACCGGAAATACTCACGCGCAAAGTACGCGCCGCCATCCGGAATTGGCCGACCTTGAAACAGCGCCGCGAACGCGCGCTTGCCGACACTCTTGAGCTGCTTCTCCAAGAACGCCAACGGCCGCACTTCGGGCCAGAGCGCCGCACCCGGCTTGCGCCCGAGCACGTCGTAATAGCGTGGGCCCAACTCCCCGAACGGGCCATCATCTTGCGGCCCGAGCGCGATCGCCGGCAGATCGACCACCTCGAAGCGTGCGCCGATCTCGACGCAGTGCTTGATGAGCCGGCCGGTGAAGTCGTCTTGGTGCCAGCGGCTTTGAATCGCGACCACGCCAGCGTTCGGCGCTAAGCGCGGCATCAGCTCATACAAAAACCAATTCCACACGCCCTCACGGTACGTCTTGGACATCGCTTCTTTGAGGCCAGGAAATGGGTCATCGATTACCGCCAGGTCCGCCCGGCGACCAGCAATACCCGCATCCACGCCCGCTGCCCGGAATAGCCCGCCTTCGGTGGTGTTAAAGCGCGATGATGACTTCGAGGAGCGATTGAGCGCGATGTTCTCGCCGAAGTATTTCGGCGCATGGCGTTCGAGGATCGTGCGCACCGGCAGGCCGATTCTCGTTGTGGCGAAGTCCGACGAGTACGATGCGACAATCACCGATCGCTCGGGGTGCAGCGCCAAATACCACGCCGCGTTCCACACCGATGCCAGCTCCGTCTTGCCGTGCTGCACCGGGGCGGAGATGATCAGATATTCAAGTCGGCCTTCCGCGAGCGCAACAAGCCGGCCGGCTAAGTACAGGTGGAACGCGCTGGGGATGTATGGGCTAGCGGTGTCCCTCGTCGCGACCGTCGCGAACCCCACCGGCGAGGCTGCTGCTACCAACCGATCTTGGTTCAGCTTCGGCGGCAGGCGCGGAGCCGCTGGCGATGCTGATCGCAAGCGCGAGGTGGACTTCCCGGACGGAGGCGTCACTGCCACGGATACTCGCCGCAATCGCCAGCTCCGGACCTTCCCCGGCCGGGACGACCGGCGGTGGCTCTAATCGCACACCCCACTCCGAGCGATACGGTCCATACTGCAGCCAGAAAGCCGCTGCGCGCCAATCCGTTTCCGCCGCCTTGGCGATGAAGGCCAAGCTCTTGATCTTGAAGCTCGCGCGCGCACGCCCTAGTCGGTCACTAAAGGCGGAGTCGGTTTGCTGCTTCCGCAGCAACGTCTGGTATGAGAGGCCTGCATACTCGGCGGCGTCCTTGTAGCTGGAGCCGGCAGAAAGCGCAGCGAGGAGGCGCCGCTCGAGATCGGGCGTCCAGGAGAAAGCCGGCCGGCCGATCTTCGGGGCCGGCTGGTGTTTTGGGGTCCGTTTGGCGCGCGTAGCAGGCATTTCAGACGCGCGAGCTGCGGTCGCCGGTGAGGTTGAGGGCGAGGCTTGGTGGAGCGAAGGTGTCATCCGGATCGCAGGTCACGCGTTGGATGCCTTTCGGGTGCAGGCGGCGGCTGCAGTGGTCGGTCATGGAATTGAGGATGTCGACCGGGAAGCGTTGCAGCTCCACGGCGAGCGCGTTCACGATGTAGATGAGCCGGCGCCGGACGTGCTCGGCTTCGTCGCCCGGAAGCGTGCCGTGGCGATCGTCCGGCAACGTGGGCCGGATGGTGGGATGGGGTGGCGGCGGGGTGGCGGCGACCTGCGGCGCGATGATGATGCCGCGCTTCGCGAGAGCTGCGCCAAGGACGCCGAGCACGATAACGAGCTGTCGTTCTTCGACGTCGTTGCGTGAGCTGAGGTCCTCGGTCACTTCGTCGATGATGTCGCGCCGCATCCGCCGGCCGCGCCGCGAGATCGAATCCTTCCGGTCAGTGCGAGTGCCGTGCGCCGCGAACGCGTGCGACTTACGCTGCCGCTGCGTCTCGAACGGGATCAGATGGCGCGGGCAGTTCGAGTGATTGCAGACGAGCGGCTCCGGCTCAGCCGGCTCGTTCGTTTCGACCTGCTGCGCGGTCACGTGCCACGCGCGAACCATCCCCGTCGCCTATCGCTTTGGGGAGATCGCGCTTCTCGCCCGGACACGCTTGCAGGGAGCATGCCCGATGATGTAAGGGCGCCGACGCGTTTGCACCCGCGCGACGGCGCGGTCCTTACGAATTCTTGACAGCGGTCGCCCGATCGGCGAGGCCTTCAGGAAGCGGGAGCCGATACACCGGGACCGTGCGCCGCCGCCAACAGTCGAGACAGAAGTCGTGCCAGTCGATACTGCGCGAGGCTCGAGAGCGGATCTTCATCCGCACCGGGCGCGTTGGGGTCGCGGAGCAGTCATAACAGTTCGCCACGGTCAACCTGCCGATCGAAGCAGATAGGTGAGCTGCCGGCTCGTTATCGCGCAGCCGGCCGCATCGCCCTGCAACTTTACGAAACGCTGACAGATGCTACTCTCCGGCAACACGCCCCGCGCCAGCCGTGCCGATACGAGCCGTGCCGATACCGAGGACATGCACATCGCGCTTGCCCTCTCACTGCTGCCGGCGATGCTCGTCGCGGCCTGCGCCCCGCACCACGACCCCGCCAGCCTGCGTGCCCTCACCGCGCAAAACACCGCAGCCTTCTTCCGCTACAGCTGCGACAACGATCGCGCATTCCGCGCACGCCACCACCGCGCGTGCCGGCCGGACTTCGAGCGCCACTAGCTTCCCTCGCTCTCGCGCGTGCGCGCGTACGGGCGCGCGGGCCTGCTTTTTCCGGCAAGATCGCAAAGGGAGTGCCGCGAGCAAGATCACCAGCCGGCAGGTTTTAGGGTGCTGACTTTGCACGGCAACGACGCGCGAACTCCTTCCTATTATGCGGGCAGGTTTTTCGCTTGCTAACCTAGTAGGGCTTGCCGTATCTTTATCTTGAAGGGGCGTTGAAGAATGAGTAAATTACGAGGGACGCCATCACAAAAGGCGGTTGCGTATTATCGCGTGTCAACCAAGGAGCAGGGCGAATCGAAGCTCGGGCTTGAGGCACAGGAGGCGACCGTCAAAAACTACGTCGCGTTCAACGGCATGACGATTGTCGCGACGTTCACCGAAACCGAGTCAGGCACGAAGAATGATCGGGACCGGCTGACGCAGGCGCTATCAGCCTGCCGGCGCTACGGCGCGCGGTTGATTATCGCAAAACTCGACCGGCTCTCGCGCGATCTTGGGTTTATCGACAAACTCCAAAAGGACGGCGTGGATTTCGTCTGCTGCGATAACCCTCACGCAAACAAGATGACGATTCAATTCTTCGCGATCATCGCGCAGAACGAAGCGCAGGTGATTTCAGAACGAACGAAAGCGGCGCTGGCGGCGCTGAAAGCGCGCGGCGTCTTGCTCGGCGGAGCGAATCCGAGTTGCGCTAACAACCTCAATCAAGAGGCAAGACTGAAAGGCGCGGCGCTGGCGGCGGTAGAGCGGAGCCGGCTTTGCAGCGAAGCCGACGCGCTCGTTAGCGAACATATCCGAAGTATGCGGCAGAGCGAAACGCCGTTCGCTGAAATAGCGAAACAACTTAACACCGATGGGACCGTAACGCGGCAACATAAACGCTGGACCGCTACGCAAGTTCGCCGGGTATGGCTACGCACGAACCCTGACGCTGCCCGGCTGATCTATCGCAAACATCGGCGGCGCGAGCGCGCCGCGTGAAGAACAAATATAGCGAGGCGCTGATTGCAACTTACCGCGAGTTCGGCGTTGATATCGTAGCGTTCCGCGAACAATACGAACTGCTCGAACCTTACGAACGGCTTGTGCTAGATACTCAAGCCGCGTTCGATACTTACGCCGAGGACGTGGCTTCAACAGCCGCCGGCGAGCCGTTCGACACGGTGAAAAGCATTGAACGCAACGCCAAAAACCGAGTAAAGCGGCTCGCTGAGCGATTCCGATAACGGTATCCGCCGAACGTGTATAGCCGATACTTGTATTTTTGAATACCTGAATGACGTATACACGTATACATGAGCCGGCCGGCTAACTTACCGCGCGAACTTCGCTCTCGGGCCGATCGCGCGAAAAACGCGATGACTTGCGCGTGCCGGTCGAACGCTGCTTCTGTCCGAACGGATTTGTCGGTGAAGATGGGGCGTGCATGGACTGCTTTTATTATCGGCACGTGGATGAATCCGGAGCGCGATTCATCGAGTATCAGAAGTGAGGATTCGTTCACGCTATTTCTAGCGCGCACACCGGGCAGTAGTCGCACGTTGCGGCCGCGATCCTTTTCTCGCAGAGCGCGCACCACACGCGCACGCGCCGCCGTCGCCGGCAGCTCACGGATCGGGCTCATCGCTGACCGGCTCGAAGATTGCCGGTTGCAACGCGCGCAGCGCCAGCCGCGCTCGCGCCGCGTCTGCACCGATTAACGGAGTGAGTTCGGCGCAGTGCAGCAGCCGGTCGATTTCACGCGCAAGATCGACCGGCAGACACACGCGGCTTCTCACGGCTTCACCTTGTAGTCCTTAACTTGCAGCAGCGTGCCGCTGCCGCGCGTGTGCGCTTGAATAACCTGCGTCGTGCCCTTCGCGTTAACGTAACTACCGGCTTTATACGTTCGTTCGTGCCGGCGTACGGCGTGCAGAGCGCGGAGCCTGCGTGCTATCTCGCTCGGTCGGGATGCGCTCGCATACGCCGGGGAATCACGCCC